GCCTTGAGTTCTGAAGCCCCAACGAATCACACCAGCACCATACCATGAGTAGTCAATGTACCACATTTGAGTCTTGGTTAGATCCAATGTGTAACCTGACTGACCGGTACCGTCACATGGGTCAAACCATGAAGATTGTGGGTACTTAGTATCGATTGTCTTGGACACGACTGCATTAGCAATGGTAGTACCACGATACTCAGGTGAAAGATACATTGAAGTGTCAGACGCAATGGTCAATACTTTATATGATTGGCCACGAATAACAATGTAGTCATTAGGCTTTAATTGGCTTGAGAACTGAGTGCCTGTACCAGTAACAGCTGAAGAGCCTTGTGTTACAGACACAGTACCATTTAGCTGTTGTACGCTATTACGCCATACAGCGTATAGTGTTGTACCGTCATACTCAAAGAACATACCATTCTGTTGGTCAAACATACCAACGCGATTTGATGAGCCGTACCAAGTTTGTGGGCTAATCTTAATGATCACACCGGTTGCTGTTGTTGCACTTGGTGCTGTAGTTGCTGTGTATGTGAATGTTGTAAGTGTAGGCGTTGTTGCAATAGTGTAAGTACCATTGTAGCCAGTTTCATTTACGCCAGTAACGCTGATTGTTGCGCCTGCTGCCAAGTTATGCGGGTAGCGAGTTGTAACAGTAATCGTAGATCCAATTGTTGTGCCTGATGAAGTAATCGATGTATTAAAGATCGAAGGCTTCATGATTGTACCAGTTGAGAACTGAATACCTTTACCTGACTGATAGCGGAAATAACGACGTGTTTGGCGAATCAACTGTTGGTTTGGAACGTTAGCGCCAGCAGAGAATGCAACGCCACCGTCAAATGCTCTTGGCTCTACATAACCTGATGGGCGCGCATATAAGTTTGTAGTACCTGCTGTATTGTTAAGCGTACCAGTTGGAGCACTAAGCGCTGTAAACGTAAATGTGTTTGCTGTTGGTGCTGTTGCAACAATCCATGCGCCGTTTGGCGCGTTAGTTGATGCTGTAGTACCTACAACATAAATGTAAGAACCTTTTGATAAGCCATGCGGGTTTGTTGTAGTGACAGTAATTGTTGTGCCACTGTAAGTCATTGCCGTTGTGCCAGTTAGCTGAATACCGCAGTTGGTATAGAAATAGCCAAGGTATACATAGGTTGCTGTTGCGTTGTATTGGTTACCACTGGTTGCTGTTGCTGTTGGTAACAAATATGTTACACTAACGTTAGCACTAACAGCAGATACGAGATACCAGCCATTAGCATTAGCGTCTAAAGAATTTTGTACGTAAATCGGAGTACCTACAGAAAAGCCTGTGGTATCTGCCATGTTAACCACAACGGTTGTCGTTGCGTTTGTGGTAACTGTGGTAATTGTACGTGGTGCTTGTGCGATGTAATATACACTTTGACGAGACTGTTGAAGCGCAATGGTCTCCCATTTAGTTGGTTGAGTACCATATTCAAAGTCTGTATCAATTAATGATTGCGGAGTTGACATCCGCAACTTCTCAACTGGGTCATACGCTGCAGAACGCTGACCCGTTTGAGTCATCATCTGTATATCGTTCTGTGTCTTTGGCCCGTTGTAGTTAACTAAAAATCCCATGTTGCGCTCCTAAAAGTAAGGTGAGTTGAAGTGAAGCTATACCGCGTAGGGGTTAACTCGGCGGGGCTGAGTCTCATCCACGTAGATACTGGAATCATTATACACATAATCCAGAGTAAGAAAACCTTGATCACGCAATAAACGTAAAGCCTGCGTTGTAGCGTCAACCAAGTCATCATGTCTTACTTCTGGGAAGCTGCACAACTGGTTGACCAAGGGCTCTGCCCAATCACGAAATGCACCGGGCACTTTGGATGATTCGGGAATGTAAATCAACCCACGACTGATAATCGGAGACACAATGTTAAGGCGCTGCATCTTATCAGCATTGCCCGGGTTGTAGGCACGAACCGGTAAACCAGCACGTTGTAAGTCTTGAATGAGTGAGATGCCTGCACTCTTATCTTCAATCAAGATCATATCAACCTTTTTGCCATTGCCCCATTCATTGGAGTCTCCATATACGCTGGTTGCTTCGTCCACAACACGAGGTCTAAGCTCTGGGTATTGCATATGCTCGTCCCAACAATCAATGACCATGGCACTCATAGGCTTATCAGGCGAAGGTTTAAAGATGCCTAGCACGACGCATGCTGTTGGATCATTCTTAGTTTTATCGGATGTGGCGCAGTCATAGCTTTGCACGACATACTCAAACTGGGGTAAAGGCTTACTGTTAGGCCAGATCTTGAACCAATCACGCTTCACAATACCAGACTCTTCTGGGTCGATGATCTCGGCATAAATCTCTTGGCGCCCAAGCTTCGTGCCCTCGTATTGCATGATTTGCTTCTTGAATGAGGGCGCTAGGTTGTGGATATTGTCGTATGTAGATGCTATTGTGTATGCTACATCGTCTCCATCACGTGCCACCAAGTCCACAATCAAAGGCTTTGGCTTTGGAGTAGTCGTGCATAGGATCTGTGGGTGTTGCCCAAGTCGCATGCCGAAGTTCAACATGTCCCAAGCTTCATCAAGGTACATCCAAGCAGCCAGCTCATCACACCAGCCACGATGAAACTGTGGACCGCGAAAGCGTTCAGGTTCCGAGGCAGCAATGCCTTTGATGGTTGAGCCATTGATCAACGTGATTTCAACCTGAGACTTATTGTAGCTTTCAATGATCTGATGTGGGATTACGTTCATAAGACCAGAGTCTCCTTCAAAGCACACATCACGTATATCTCCGCCTGTTGGAGCTGAGACTAATGCTCTCGTGTTTGAGTTTGTCCAGCTTTCCCACCAGATCCACTCGCTCGCCGTTCTTGTTTTTCCAGCTCCTCGTCCTGCCAAGAGTAACCAGATATCCCACCAGTCGCCCTTTGGCGGGATTTGATGATTATTGGCAATGGATAACCATTTGACACGCGCTTTAAATGCGTGGCGCCACTCTGGCGACATGTTGTTGATTTCAGGGTGAGCACGCAGCTTGGCGGCAAAGCGTTCAGCTTGCTCAGGAGTCAGCATCTTCTTGACGTATGGCCAACAAGTCAGTGATTAGATCCTTGGACAAGTCGTGAATGACATCAATTTGCACAGGACCCTCATTCTTGCCTGTGAGCTCAAGCTTGGAGCTTTCACGATACTCAGGGAAGCGAGCTTGCACGATGAACTTGAAGAGCTGCGTGTTGAGCTTGGGGCCTTGCGGCACATCGACCATGTGTGCTTCAGCCAAAGTCTCGTAGTATTTTTTCGCTTCAGACTGCGCTTCAGTCATAGCGTGAAGAAACTCGGGGTGCGCTTGCTCCCACTCTGGGACTAGACGTGGGCTAATGCCAAGTTCACATGCTATTGCAGTACGTGATCTCCCCAGCTTACCGAGCTCAATGACTTGCTCGCACATAGCAGGATCATACTTTGTCGGACGCCCACGTTTTTTCGGCTTCTCTTCAGAAGCATTGAGTTTTGTAGTCATGGATGAATTGTAATCCTATTTCAAAAAAGTTGTAAACAAATGACAGGTTACAGCAAAAGGTTACAGTGAGGCGAGAAAACTATATACGAGCGATGTATGTACATATATCTATATAATAATATCTTTTATTAAAATACTGTAACCTACTGTAACCCTGTAACTAAGCAATAAGTAAAAGGCTCCAAGAAGTTACAGCGAGGTTACAGGTTACACTAAAAAGTAGCATTTTGTGTGATTTCCTTCGAAAGTGCGTCAGCAGTGTCTCTTGCTACTCGTGAGTAATTGATCAAGGTTACATCAGTTTCTCCAGATGGTGTAACCACAAAAACTGTATGTCGTACTGCTTTTCCTTCTATTTTGATCATTTTACTTAACTCCAATTCACCAATAGCGCTCATTGCTTTATGCAAATATTGCTGTGTTATTTTGTTGCCATACCCCCATTGTTCTGATAAAACATTAAGCTGAGTTACTGTAAACGCTGCTACTCCATTCACGTGAGCTAATGTCCAATCTTTAAGCTCATTGGCAAAAGCTTCTAATGGAGTTTTGCTAAGCTCGATTGCTTTATCACGAGATTGAGTCTTAGGCGCTGCGCTTCTTGGATCAAAGTTGGTGATATCTCTTTCATAATACCAGTTGAGCATGATACCAAAGCCGCCCGACCTAGCCCATGAGAAAAGCGCCGAGACTTTAGGGTGAGTCTCTTTGTTTGTTAAAGATTTAGGGCTATAGATTGCTTCACGTCTTGCTGTATTACCCATGTGAGTAACGTAAGGCTTGTTAGTTGTAAAGACAAAGTTTAGATAGTTGATAACAGTATATTGAGCTCCATATTTGTTATTGATGGCAATTTCATTTGACGTGATGTAATTCTTAAGCTTTGCTGAGTGATCTTCACGATCTGATGAGGGCTCATTCACAACAACAAAGATCTTATTCTTTAACATACCATTGAAGTTGCCAAAGAGCTCATCAGGTCCAACAATTGCAGCCGGTGCGCCGTCTCCTAATCCCATCATCTCTGCTATGAATTCAGCAACGGCAGATTTGCCAATACCCTCAATTGCTGATGCAAACTGCGGAGTTGTATAGTTTCTACGATAAGGAAATTGAATGATATTGGCTACCCAATTGTGCCAGTACTCTGCAAAGTCCGGCTCATCTCTAAAAAAATAATTACAAAAATCAAGATATGGCGCTGGATCTCCTGCTGTAGGTTCATAAGACCAAGAGTTTAGATAATTGTAGCATCCATCAGGCGTAATACGTAGCCCCTGATATTGCGGATAGACGCCGACTTGTCGAATATCACATCGCTTATGCCATTTCTTATACTCTTCAAGCATAGGAATTTCTTTGGCGATAATTTTA